AATATCTAATTATGAAAAAAACAGTAAAGTCAGTAGACCGTGTCTACAAATTAACAAGAGATGCAGCACCATTATCTTACACGCTGCCAACACGTAACTCACGTAGATTCCCATTAATGTATTTTGATGAGGTGTCAAACACAAACAGAGCACTTCGATATGCAAGAAACCAAAAAAGCCCGTATGAAGACGAGCAGGATGGTAATGCTATCTTAGACCCAATTATTTTTATTGACGGTATGTTGTCAGTTCCAAGAACTAATCCTGTACTGCAAGAATTTCTAAGCCTTCACCCATTAAATGGTAAAAGGTTTGTAGAGGTTGACAATGAAAGGGATGCTGCAGAAGCAGTAGAGAATCTAAACTTAGAGGTAGATGCTTTGATTGAGGCACGTAATCTTGAATTAGAAATGGTAGAGAACGTTTCAAGAGTTTTATTTGGTTCAGATACATCAAAGATTTCAACTGCAGAGTTGAAGCGTGATATCTTGGTTTTTGCCAAGAGAGAGCCTAAGGACTTCTTGAATATACTTAATGACCCAATGCTAAAGCTACAGTCTAAGGTTCACAGGTTCTTTGATTCAAGTCTTATTACTTTTAGAAAAAACAAAAAAGAAGTTTGGTATAACACAAGTTCAAACAAAACAAGGATGCTTGTAGTACCTTATGGTGAAGACCCTTATTATTTAGTGGCTTCATTCTTATCAAGCGATGAAGGTATTGAAAGCTTAAAGCTTCTTGAAAAATCTGTAGATTAATTTCTACGATAACAACAGGTATACAAAAAGTTTACGATGATAAACACAGTAAGAAATACAGTTCTGTCTGTGCTGAATAAAAACAACTACGGATACTTATCTCCATCAGACTTTAACCTATTTGCAAAACAAGCGCAGTTAGATTTGTTTGAAAGTTATTTCTATCAGTACAACTATCAGATTAATAAAGAGAACGCCCGTGCCTCAGGTACAGGATATGCAGATATAACGAAGGGGATTGAGGAGGAACTTGATATTTTTTCTGTAACGGCAGGTTTGTATAATCAATTAGATAATACATACTTTTCTCCATCACCAACCACAACAGGAAGTGATTACTATCTATTAAACAAGGTATTGATTTTTGATTCCGTATTAGATGAAGGAACTACAACCGCAACGGTAGGTGGACAAAACAGAGTTATTGATGCTGCTGCAGATTTTTCTGTAGATGTATCTGTGGGAGATATAGTTGCAGTAGAGAATGCAGGGGTTCAATACTTAACTGTTCTTTCCATAAACAGTAGTACAGATATAACTGTAAGTGCAAGTGTAATAAATGCAATTGGATTACGATATGCTATCTATAAAAAAGGAACAAGGCTAAATGAAGTTGAGAAGGTAACACATAGCAAAATAACTATGTTAAACAACTCACTACTTACCTCTCCTAACACTACATATCCGGCATATACAACAGAAAATATATCATTAGATGTTTTCCCTGATTCTATAACATCTATTGGTAGAGTTAAGTCTCAGTATATAAGATACCCTAAAGACCCTAATTGGACTTTTGTTTCTTTAACAAATGGAGAGCCGGTATATGACCCATCTCAACCTGACTTTCAGGATTTTGAGTTGGCGTTGGATTCTGAGAATGACTTGATTCTCAAGATATTACAGTACGCAGGTGTGTCTATTAGAGAGGCACAGGTGTATCAGTTTGCACAGGGTGAAGAAACACAAACTAATCAAGAACAATCATAATGGCATATATATCAGAATATCAGTATTACGAAAACTCAGGTGCAACTCCTGAAGATGCTAATTGGGGTTCATATCAATATGTTAGCTTGTATGATATCGTCAACAATTTTATGTTGATGTACTCAGGAAACCATAGCCTCGTTAACAATGAAGAAAGATTTAAGATTTTATTTCACGCAAAGCGTGCGGTACAGGAATTAAACTACGATGCATTTAAAGAGATAAAGGTTTTAGAATTAAATGTAACAGACAACTTAAGGTTTGTTCTTCCATCAGACTATGTGAATTGGGTAAGAATATCTATGTACAAGGATGGTATCTTATACCCTCTTAGCGAGAATGTGCAAACACAAACATCAAACGCATATCTACAAGATAATACAGGTAGAATATTATTTGATATAGATGGAAACATCTTGAAACCTCAGTTCTCTAATATAGATTACGATAGAATTACAGGAACAAAGCAAAGCATATACTTAGACCAAAACAATTCTCAATTTAACGGAATGCCCGGATATAATGTAGACGGTGCTTGGTACTTTGATTTTGAGGTAGGTGCAAGGTTTGGTTTAAACACCGAAACTGCAAATGCAAATCCAACATTTACTATTGACAAAAAAGCAGGTGTTATAAATTTCAGTTCAAGTATAGGTAAAAACTTAGTCATCTTAGAATACGTATCAGATGGTATGGAGAATGGAGATGACTCTAAGGTATCTGTAAATAAACTTTTTGAAGACTATGTTTATGCTGCTATTGAATATGCTATTCTAAGTTCAAAGCTAAATGTTCAGGAATACGTGATTGCGAGAACAAGGAAAAGAAAAACTGCATTACTAAGAAATGCAAAGATTAGGATAAGTAATATTCACCCGGGTAGATTATTAATGAATCTAAGGGGACAAGATAAGTGGCTAAAATAATATGGCAAATCTGACAAGAAATTTTATTGCGGGCAAAATGAATAAGATGGTCGATGAGCGCCTCGTTCCTAACGGGGAGTACATTGATGCACTTAACATACGTATGGGTTCTACAGAAGGCTCTGAGATAGGTACAGTTGAAAATACAAAAGGTAATGTAGCCCTTACAAGTCTATCTTATAACGGACAACCATTAAGTGGTGCTGCTCGATGCATTGGAGCATTTGATGATGGCTCTTTAGAAACAATATATTGGTTTGTTCACGACCCTGCTTTTGCATCTTCTAATACAGGAAAATTAGATTTAGTTGTTTCATATAACGACAACACAAATACAACAACATATCATCTTATATCAGTTGACGATGGCGGTGGTTTAAATACCACGCTAAACTTTAGTGATGATTATCTAATTACAGGTGTAAACAAGATAGAGAACCTATTATATTTTACAGACAACCTTAATCAACCAAGACAAATAAACGTAACAAAAAACTATGCTAATCCTGTGGCAGGGGTAGATGGTTTCTCGGAAGAGTCTATTCTTGTTATAAAGAAGCCTCCGGTTACTTCTCCTTCTATACTACCTGAGGCCACATCAAGCCAAGATAACTTCTTAGAAGATAGGTTTGTGTGCTTTGCGTATAGATACAGATATGAGGATGGAGAGTATTCTGCTACATCACAGTTTTCAGCGCCAAGTTTTTTGCCCGGTCCATTTAGATACAATTCTACAACCGCATTAAATGACGGTATGGAGAATGTTACAAACCAATGTAAGATTACATACAATTCAGGAGGGCCTCTTGTAAAGTCGGTGGACTTGTTGTTCAAGGATATGAACAGTTCAACGATTAAAATTATAGAGAAGCTTGATAAGAGTGATTTAGGTCTTGCTAATAATACAGACTACACTTACACATTTAATAATAGTAAGATATTTACAGTTGCATCTTCAGGTGAGATACTTAGATTGTTTGATAATGTCCCAAGGCTTGCGCAAGCGCAAACACTAATGGGCAACAGGCTTGTATACGGTAACTACTTAGAGGGATATGACTTAGAGGATTCTTTTGGTAACTCTACAAAGTTTGAATACTTTACAACGCTATCTTCTGAGGATATAGGTTTATCATCTATAGAGGATGGAACATCTAATGGTAACTACTCTTGGGATAGCGCACAAACAATTCCTCAATCAGTTTTAGAGGTTGACTTGGTAGACCAAAACTTAGTAGCGGGTGCTATACTTAATATACTATTTAGGTTTTCACACAACACTTGGTCAGGAACTCCACCATTCCCTACCGAAACTACGGAAGAACAGACTGTTGATTTCACATACATTCTCCCTCAGGACTTCAATAGCGTATATGCTCTTGCAACGTCTACAGATTTTCAAGAAAAAATAGGAATAGCTTCAAATATAGAAACAGTACAGAACTCTTGTAATGGTCAAACATTCACAGACCTGTTTAACTGTATTATACCAAATGAACTAAACGGATTAACAAAATATAGAAGTGGTATCTCAGGACCTGACCAACCGATTGAAATTATTACAACACCGGGTTCTGATGTTATATCTTTTCAGATGCCTGCAGTTGAGTTTGTTGACGACCCAACAGGTGCAAACATCACACAGGAGGTTTATGAGTATTACTCTATATCAACCGCAGATATTGAATATGCTGAGGTGGGTGACCCATCAAGTCTTCATAGTAACAGAGGTTATGAGGTTGGTATATTGTATATGGATGAGTTTAATCGTATGACTACGGCTTTAGTAAGCCCTAACAATACGGTACACGTTCCTTGTTCAGCTTCGGAATTAAAAAATGTTATAGATGTTACAATACCAACTGCTCAAGTAGCGCCTAAATGGGCAACGAGATATAAGTTTTGTATCAAGCCTGATAAAGAAAATTATGATGTAGTATACTCTAACTTGTTTTTTAGAGACCCTGCATCAGGTTCAGATTACTTTTTACTTGAGGGTCAGAACTCTCAGAAGGTTGAGGTTGGTGACGAACTTATAGTTAAAACAGACACAAGTGGCCCAAGAAATAATTGTACTTGGACAACTGTATTAGATAAGGATGCACAGGAAGCTAACTTTATAGAGCCTGTTGATTCTCAAGGAACTGTAATACCTGTTCCAAGCGGAACATATATGAAGCTTCGTGCTAACAACTTTAGTACAGAGGTTGGTGATTTACCTGTAGTTGCATACGGAGAAAAGTCAAGTGATGGAGGCGGATGTAGATATGTAAACTATCCGGTAGACACAGAAGACCCTAATACTCCGGGTTCTTATATTAATTATACAATACCTGCGGGAAGCAGAATAAATATAAAAATAAGTAACAACCATTGGTCTGTTGATGCTAAATTTACTGCATCTCAAGAGTATCCTGAGTTTAAAGATTGGTTTGTAGGTGACAACATTGCATCTTCTTTAGAGGCTCAATCAATAAATCAAGGGACAGGAGTTACCGGACCGGGATTTAATCCTATTGACGGTACATTTGAAAATTGTGGAGTTGGTAACGTATCATCTACATTTAGACAGGTAGGAAATAGATATTACTTTAGTGTAAAAAGTAGTGAGGGTTATAGTGGTAGAAAGAAGAAGACTACATTAAAAGTAGAGATTGAGGTTATTAGAACCGCATCAGTTGTAGTTTTTGAGTCAGACCCCGAAGATTCTGCTCCTGATTTATGGTATGAAGGTTCTTTATCTTTTGGCATAGGTCCAAATGGAGAGCACCTTGGTAATACGCAAAGCCAAGATTTTGGCACGGGTCAACCCGCTATAGTTAGAACTGATTTCTTTAACTGCTTTGCTTTTGGTAATGGAGTTGAAAGCTTTAAGATTAATGATTCATTAGTTGGTAAGCCACTTGTATTAGGTAACCGTGCGACATCAACACAATCTAAGTTATATCGTGCAGAGAGAAGATTAAGTGACCTAACATATAGTGGTGTATATAGCGCAGAGTCTAACGTAAATAGATTAAACGAGTTTAACACAGGACTTTCTAATTTCAAAAACTTAGAACTTTCTTTTGGTCCTGTTATGAAACTTTTTGCAAGAGAGACAGATATACTTGCTCTTCAAGAGGATAAGATATCTTATGTATTGGCAGGTAAAAACCTATTGTCTGATGCAGGGGCAGGTAATGCGGTAGTATCAACCCCTGAGGTTTTAGGAACTCAGATAGCAAGGATAGAGGAGTTTGGTATATCACACAACCCGGAAAGCTTTGCTCAGTATGGACCTGATAAATATTTTACAGATGCTAAGAGGGGCGTAGTGCTTCAGTTATCAGGGTCAGGACCTAACAATGATTCACTACAGGTTATATCAACCTTAGGGATGAGAACTTGGTTTAGAGATTTATTTAATACATCATTCAATACTCAGAAGTTAGGAGGGTTTGACCCTTATATGAATGAGTTTGTATTAACCTCAAACAATCAGATTATACCTCAAGACATACCGTGTTCAGAATGTGGAATAACAAATACAATAAACATAACTACCGCAGAGCCATATAACTTATGCTATAACTTAGGTGAGTTAGTTGGTGATGTTGAGATTGAGTATGAAGTGGTTTCGGTTTCAGGAACTTTTAACATAACCGCAGAATACGATTCAACTGACTATACCACAGGTAATGTTTCAACAGGTGGTAAGCTTGTTTTTGATAAAGACAAGATACTTGTTGAAGAGACAGATATAAATATAACTACTACAGGAAGTTGTACCCTAACATTAACAGTTAACTGCCCATTGGCGGAAACGATTAATATAGTATTGGTATGTCTTACAAGTGACAATGAAGCGGGACAGTTTATACATAACGACTACAGATGGACTGATAACGGATTTGTATCTCCTCTACATAGTGAGCAGGTTGAATTCGATTCAGGACTTAGCCCTATTGTCTCTCAATACAATATAGTAACAGGACCTCAGGGTGGCGGAACTATACCTGCAAATGGAGCAGTTGTTTCTATGCAGAGTAATAAGATAGGTACTGACGATTTTGATTTTGATATAAACGCTGATAAGTTTAGATACCTAAGAACAGACACGGTATATGGAAACAACACGGCAGATATCGTGGCTTTAATTAACGCAGCCTCTGTTGCCAACCCTATACAAGGGCCAACCTTGGGTAATACATACTACCAAGCAAACTTCAATATGCCAACTACAGGGGAGAACCTTTACTTAGTTTGGGATTATAGAAATAGTACGTTAGTTGATTTGTGTCTTGGAGATGATGCTGAAGGGGCTTGTTGCGGGTGTGATAATGGAGGCTCAGGCTCAGGCTCAGGCTCAGGCTCAGGCTCAGGCTCAG